CTCTTTTCGCACCTTTCAAATCCTTCCGCCGCCCGCGCCGCCCCCGCGTTCGCCCGCCCAAGCGCCGCCTCGGTATCGGCGAGCTTTGTGCGCAGGTCCTTGCTTTCCGCAATCGCTGCATTTCTTTGATTAGTCATCGTCTCAACATTTACGCGCTCACGGCGCAGCTCATCAGCGTCTTCCTTTATTCTTTTGCGCTGTACCTCTGTAACGTTGAAGGCGTTGTTAAACCGCCCATGCCAGTATTCTGCATTACCCGTTGCGTCTCGCGCTTGATCGCGCAACTCATTTTTCTCGGCAACACACTTGGCAAGCGCGTCGTTCTGTTCTTCAATTCGTTTACTTAGCACGGCAATCTCCTCGTTGGCCCCTGCATTGGCCTGCCACGCCGTTTCCAACATGTTGAGCATTTGTTCCTTCGTGGTCTTCTTCAGGTTGATTTTTTGCACGTCAATCTCCTTCCATCGTCATCTGTTGATACTCTTCCACGCGCTCGACCTTGACCACGCGCACGCCGCCGTACTTTTCAAAGTCCATCGCCACTTTTTCTTTGATTCCCTGCGGATCTGCATCGTCCGGCGCGTCCAGCGCCAGCGTTACCAGCAGCCTCATATGGCACCGTCCATCTTTGCCCCGCAGATGGGGCAATACTTGTAATGATCGATTGCATGTGCATAATATTCCTGCCCGCAATTTGAGCACTTTCCAAAGCCCCACCGACACCTGCAATTCTTGTCAAAGCACGGCTCCCACCGCGCATGTACCACCGGCGCAACATCGACGGCAGGAGCGGCTGCAACAATCTCCATTGCCATAGCGCCGTCATATCCCTCTATCCATTTTGCTGCCATGACGTTTTTCACGGCCACTTCTCGCTCAATGCATTCAGCCATTGTCATCGCCTCTATATTTGGCCTCGTACTGCTCCGGCGTAATGACCTCGATATCATCCGCAGAATAGCCTAAAGCCGAAAGGCACAGCGCCTTCGCCAGCTTGTCCTTGTCAATGGATGCAGCAGCGTCCTCGTACGACACGCCAGCCTTTGCCTCAAAGCTGATCTGCGCGCCAAATTCTCCGGCAACATCAAAACAAATCTTGTATTCAGCCATTGTCAGCCCTCCTATTCCACATGCTCGATCCGGTTCCGCAGTCGCTGCACCTTATAGACCCGTTGCTCCGCCACCGCGTCCTCGACCTTAAACTCGATCGCCATCTGGTCGAGCATGATCCCGACGTCAGCGATCTCCTCGGCGATGTTGGCAAGCGTGTCGCCGTCCACACGCCCGCGCAGGAACTTGCACAGCACGTCCTGCAGCTCGGCCATTTCCTCGAAGACCATCATGATTTGCGCCTGCGCGCCGTAGCGGCTGAGCGCTGCGAAGAAAGTCTTGCGTTCCATGTCAGTCATCTTCCATCGCCTCCAATGCTTTCTCCGCTTCTTCACGGGTGAGGAATACGGTCTTGCCAAAGTCCTGCAAAATACGTTCCATGTTAAGGAACGTGAGCTTGCTCTTTTTGATGAATCTGAACTCTGGCATGTAAACTCTCGCACGTTTTGTCACAATCAGATACACCGTATCGCACACCTTGCACGGCAGCACCACCAGCCGCCCATCCTTGTCGGCATCGGCCAGCTCGCGCAGGCGGGCAACGCCCTCCTGTTTCGTATCACGCATTACGATGTACCGTCCTTCCGCGTCTGCTCGCGCAAATTCGGCACAGCGTTCCGGAGTCAGCCCCGTGTCCTCGTAGGCGGCGAGGCGCTCCCACACTTTTCGCTGGGTACAACTGCCGCTTTCGCAATAACTGCCGCCTGGAATGACATCGCATTGCGCAATGTCGCAGAAGTTCCCCTCAAATGTCAGTCGTTCCATCACTCCACCTCCGGCCCATCCGGCAACGGCATCCACGCGAGCACCGTCGCTCTCGCTCCGCGCACGGCATCGCTGCCCCATACATTGCCCCACGGGGTAAAATATCCGACTCGCTGTTCTTTTTCCATATTACCCGTGGACATATTGTAATACTTGACCCAGCAGAGATAATCGCCGGCACTTTCCGGCAGCCGTTCCGTCACCGGCACCCATTTCTCTCGCTCCTGCAGCACCGCGATCTCCTCGGCGTAGCGCGCGCAGCGGTCGGTCAGCTTCTCGATCAGCTCCGCAGCCTCCCGCGCGATTCGGCAGCCGTGAATGCCGCAGTCGTGTTCGCGCCCGCAGCCCATGCAGGCCAGCGACCCCGTTTCCACCTTTAAGCGCCGCAGCGCGGTCAAAATCTCTTCGTTTTTCATTTTGTCCTCCTCGGCCCATAGCCTAACTGCCTGATCTCCGGATAGCGCTCTGCAAACGGGTAAAGCTGGTTGTCCCCGATATAGCTGCGCGTCGCCCGGTCAAGTCTCTCCTGGTAGACGTCTGACTCCTCGGTGCTTTGCATCGCCGGAAAATAAACGTCATACGTCTCGCCCCACTTTTCCGCGAGGCGGCTGAGGCGGTCATAGCCCCAGCCGAAGTCCTCATGCATCGTGATCAGCAGCGTGTCCAGCATGTATTGTTTCATCGTCCGCTGCATCACGTCCAGCAGCGCTTGCGTCCTCCCGTCTCTCTGCTGCAAATATCCGGATCGCTTCATTTTTCATCCTTCCTGCACCATTGGGCAGCGTTACAAGGATCATCACAGGCCTTGCAGCACTTATTGCATTGCGGATGCGATGCTTTGCATGCCTCACAGTCATCCTTGCGCCCTCTCTGTCTTTCGCTGATCAGCAGCCAGCTGTCGCACTGGCACTCGACGATATCCTGCACCGAGATCCCAGCGTCGGTCGAAATAAACGGGTACTGGTCGCTTACGCCCCCGCAGCATCGCGCCGTTAGATAGGCGCTGCCGCCCAGCCCTGTCGGATAGCTCAGCACGACCAGCGCGCCCTCCTCCGGCCAGTGCTCCGCATCCAGCGGCAGCCATCCCGGCGAGCTCGCCGCCTTGGCCGGCGACGGATCATCTGGATGCAGCGTCCAAAGGAGAACCTCGTCCCAGTCGTCATAGCCGCTTTTCAGCCTACCGTCGATGTATTCGTCATCGTCAACAATTCCGCTTTCATCGATGAAAACAATATGTGCACCGTCTGGCGGTTCAACGTCTGATTCGTGCCATCTGAGCGCAAGCAACTCTTCGTTTCGCTCTTCTTTTGATTTGATCTTTTCGCGGGTTTCACTTGCCTGCACTGGCCCATCCTGCATGCTCATTGCCGCAAGCATGTCCCACACAGTCGCCCACGGGCGCAAAATGCACTTTCGGTCTTCACCGCGCAGTCTTAGGCCCTTAGCCTCCCCCTGCCAATCAAACTCTTTGCTGCCGCCTCCGGCCCACCGAAACGCTTTTTTAAGCGTCTCGATCCCTTCCTCTCGATTTTTACATCCTCGAAGCTCTCTTTCAAGACGTTCACGGATATGCCCGAGCAACTCGATATACTTTTCATCCTCTGCGGCCTGCTCGTCTTTCGCTCTGGTTTTAACGAACTCCTGCACGTTCTTGATCGCCCAAGGTTTCCCGTTGTCGATCATCCAGTCCAGCAGACGGTACTGCGTATTGTCGTCCATGCGGGCGATCTCAAGCGCTGCGGCCTCCGGCAATCTGCCCTCTTCCCACGCCCTGCGAATCCCTGGCACCTTGAGCCCGTTTTTGATCGCGCTCAGGTTGGCGAGTTTTGTCTTATTGACCTGCATCGCCTCGGCCACGCGGTCGCGGATGCGCCCCGGAAGATCTTCGCCCGCTTCGCGGCGCTTGATGTAGATTTGCGTCAGCCGCTCGGCCTCCTGCGCCAGCACGGCCGGTGACTTAATCCTCTGGCGATTCGCCTCAATCACCGCGCACTCTTCCTGCTCGGTCGTCATGCTTGGCAACACCCGGCACAAAACGCGCTGGAACCGCTCGGCGACAGCGTCATCCTTGTAGGATGCCAGCAGCCGCACCGCATTCATCCGGCTGTGCCCGGAGATCAGCCGGTATTTGCCGTTTTCCGCGGGCACAACGGTCGGCGGCTCCAACATACCGTTTGCTTGAATGGATTCCATCAGCTCGGCGAGCTTTTCGTTGTCCGGTCTCGGGTAAAAGTTCAGCGGGTTGTCGAGGATGTCATTGACCGCGATCTCACGCGTCGTATCCGATTCGGGTACGCCCTCGACCGGCGTGAGGAACTCGCTCATGTCAAACTTGCCCTTAGCCATTGACCGCGCCTCCCTTGCTCAAATACTCCCGCGTAAAGTCGTGATACGCCTTTGTCGCGGCGTCCTTGGGCGCGTAGCCCATCAGCGTCTTGCTCGCGTTGAGGTTGGACATGCTGGCCGGCACGGACGCTCGCAGCGGGATCGCTGCCTCAAAAGCGGGGATGCCGCTCACGCGCAGCGCCTGCTCTGCGGCCTCCTGAATGCGCGTGCCGCGCCGCTTGGTGATCAGCGCGCCCGCGATGCGCAGCCGCGGATTGACCGTGCGCATGTTGGCGACCTGACTGCGGATCTCGCCCGCGCCGTGGAGCGAGAAGCCCTCCAGCTCGACGGGGATGATGATCTCATCCGCAGCGCCCAGCGCCGCCACCGTAGCCGCGTTGTAGGCGGTCGGGCAGTCGATGAGGATATAGTCCGCGCCCTCATCCTCGGCCACCGCAAGGCAAAAATCGCGGATGCCGTTTTTCGCCAGCCGCTCGCCGGTCAGGGCGGCAATATCCGCCTTTGGCAGCTCCGCGCTGGCCGGAACGATTTTCACGCCCTCGACAGGCGTGTCCTGCACCAGCTCATCCCAGCAGCAGCCGGTCTCGCCGGTCAGCACCTCGTAGGTCGTGCCGCCGTGGAGCGTGTCCGCGCGAAAAATGTCGCTCAGGTTGCACTGCCCATCTGCGTCCATCACGATGACGCTTTTGCCCGCGGCCGCGAGCTCGGCAGCGAAGTTGATCGTCGTGACCGTCTTGCCGACGCCGCCCTTGTAGTTCATAATCGCAATCGTTTTCATTTTGTCCTCCTGTTATTTCGATTTGCGCAGCCGCTTTGCCGTCTCGTACTGGTAGCTGCCCATATCCTCAAATTTCTTTTTCTCGTCTTTGATCTTCGCGTTTGTCGCATCAAGGTTCGCTTTCCACGCGAGATAGTCAGGGCATTTGTCCTGACACGCCGGATGACGGCGCTCGCACATGTAGCACTTGCTGTTGACTTTCTTTCTCATGCGCCGCCCTCAAAATTTGAAGCACTCGCGCATCGTGTACCCGAAGACCTGCGCCTCCACCAGAAAGAAATGGTGCAGCTCGTTGATCCACACGATCCTGCCGCGCACCTTCTTCCGCTCTCTCGTGCTCTTGGGGTTCTCTTTGCCGTCCAGATTGCAGTACGCGCAGGGCGTCCAGGCGATTGGCTGTCCAATATACGGCATGATGTTTCTCCTTTCTCTACCGGCGCTTTGCGCCGCTCATGCGCTCATTGCGAGCATTCCGCTCGACGAGTTTCTTGTCTTCCTCGACCTCGCGTGCCGATGTCATCGTCATCGGCGTAAAGGTCTGCTTGTCGCCATCGAACCACAGCAGCGTCCGCAGCAGCAGGCCCTCTTTGTTCTTCACGATCCGCAGAAATCGGGACGTTGTTGGGTTATAGTCCCCGCCCTCGACGGGGCGGTAGATCATGAAGATCATGTCCGCGTCCTGCTCCAGCTGGCCAGACTCCTTGAGGTCGCTCATACGCGGCTCATTCTGCTGCGGCTTGCCCTTTTTGGGCGTCACGGCGCGATCCTCGCGCGTCAGCTGCGCCAGCTCGATCACGAGCTTTTTGAAGCTCTGGGCGAAGGCGTGCAGCTCGCGGGAGATCTCCGCTACCTGCTCGCTGCGGTGCTGTACGGCGTGGCGCT